AAGCCATGCTCCCTAAGTGCATCTGCGTGCTTCAGTGGTTTTTTAATACCAAAACCGTGTGGCTCCCACATATCAAAGTGACATAGTCTTCCCCCGATCGTTCTAATCTTACCAGAATCATCGGCGCGACGCGCCACAGCCTCTGATAACATTTTTACAAAAGGCGCTCGCTGGTGATACGTCTTCAATAGTTTCTCAGCTGCGTCTTTCATAAGTCCTAGTTCTGCCATAAGTTTGTTTTTACCCATGCCATACATAATACCTAAGTTGATGGTCTTTGCTTGTTTACGATCTATACCGGCCATGTCAGCAATCATCTGGTGAAAGTCTGCACTGCCGTCGTTGTATGCATCTACGATTGTGCCTGTTCCTTCTAGTTTCATCAGTGATGCAAAGTGCACTAATATTCTTGGTTCCTGTTGGCTGTAGTCAAAACAACCCCAGGTGTGTTTTTCTTCTGGTATAAATAATGATCTAATCAGCGGTCCAAGATGCTTGTGTCTTGCAGGAATCTGCTGGAGGTTTGGATTGTTGTAACTAAACCTGCCTGTAACCGTACCACCTTGATCTGATCGTATTTGATTTATCTCAGCGTGTATGCGTCCGTTGTGTTCGTGTTTTAATATTGTGTCGATAAATGTCGTGTTTGCTTTGTTAATCTCTCTTGCTTCGTTAATTAGTTTTGGTAGCTCAGCTGGGTGTGTTGCAAGAAAGTTTTTTGTAAAGCTTGGTGCACCCTTCTCTGTCCTGTCGTACGGTAGTTTCTGTGAGTCAAATGCTTTTGCAATAGATGCAGCAGCCCATATCTCCACATCAAACCCTGCTATTTTATTTATATCTTCTAATAATTTTTTCTCTGTTTCTTGTAACTGTGCCTTGACAGACATGGCTTTTTGTACGTCAACACGTACACCTTTAAATTTCATATCGACCAAACACGGAAATAAATTTGTTTCTAAATTAAATATGTCCCACAAGTCTTGTTTTGATATTTCATGTTGTAATGCGTGCCACAACTTCAATGTCATCTCTGCATCCTTTTCTGCATACTCACCTACAAACGGTGCAGGTAACTTCCACATTTCTGCTTTTGGATTGACGCCAAAGTCTTTTGCAGCATCTTGTAATAATTTTTCATTCTTACGCATGCCTATGTAATCTTTACCAACAGAGTCTAGTGTGTAACTGTATCTATTTTCATCAATCAAACTTGTAGCAATCATTGTATCTACGATGCCACCGTTTATGTGAAAGCCAAGTGACCTAATCCAAGATACATCGTACATTGCGTTGTGAAATATTTTTGTTGATGTCGTTTGTAATAATTCTTCAAACCAATCCAGGACTAAGCCTCGATCCATGTTCCCACCACCTTCGTGCGCGATAGGAAAATAGCCGGACCAACCTTCGACCGCGACTGCTATGCCGACTATCTCCCCGTCTCTTCTTACCGAACCTGACCCCAATGTAAGCAGGTTTGGATCTCGTGTTTCTAAGTCAATAGCAATCTCACTATGACTAGATAAATCTGGTAAAAAATCTGGTGGAACCCATTCTGTTTCTGGCGTGAAAAGTGGTTGTTGTAAAGTTCTCATATAAAATTAAAATTTATTGTAAGCCTGCATTTTTTATCTGTGCATACAGAACTTCTATGCCAATATTTATTAGGAAATATAACAGCTGTATTTTGTTTACTTGGAACCATTATGTCCCCTTCACTTGTACCTAATATTTCAGTGCCACCATCATTATCATTGACCATATATACCATATTAGTTACGGGCACTTTAGTTAACCATGGTGCTTGTTCACTTGTTTCATAATCAAAATAATCTACATGCTTTTCATGTTGTATTTTTTCTGATTGTCTTGGGTATAAATTTGCTTTTAATCTTATAGGTATTCTTGACGTAGGCTTGTCTCCTTGAACAAAACTTGCAAATGGAAAGAAAACCTGGTTGTAAATTTCAGGGGTAGGGAGAAATATGCTATAATCTCCTAAGTTGTAATCATAAATTTTTGTAACAAAATAACCTGGAGCAAATGTAGCATCAGACGTAGGATTTGTTTCTCGCACATATATCCATGTTTCTGTCATGTCTAACCATTCTCTTATCTCAGTCCACTTATTATTATCAAAAACTTTGTGGCATAAAAAAATACCATCAGCTATTTCACTTACGTATGGGTTTTTTGTTGTTTTTATATAAAGGCCTCTTTGTTCGCCTAAAACAATATCGTTTTTGTAGTCAGTAGGATTTCTCAATGTCATTTATATTCCTCTTTTAATTTATTTAAAAACCAAATGGCTTTGTCTAGATCTTCTATGGGTTTGCCTTTGTGCTCGTGACGCCAAACATATTTTATGGCTGAGCCTTGTAGGTAATATTTAAAACCATCTCCTTGACATGACTTGATTGCATCTATGCAACCTATATCACCTTTGTTGTAGTGTGATGGAAAGTTTACTGGGTCATGTTTTTTAGATGACATAACACCTCTCATAGTTTCTTGGTTCTAGTATGTGTAATGATTTCTTTGCACGTGTGACTCCTACATAAAATAGACGGTGTAGTTCATCTGGATTAATATCATCGTTGTCAACAGCAGACTTAGTAATATCAGGAAGAATGAGTACATTATCGGCTTCACCTCCTTTGGCAGCATGTATTGTTGATAAGGTTATGCGTGGATTTTGTGTTATCTTTTCGTCGTTAGCTAGCATATTTCTTATATAGTTTTCTGTATCTACATCTAGACCAGCAAATGCCTTATACCAAACTTCGTCTGTTTGTAATCCGTGTTGCTGCATACATTCTTCGATGTAGTAACCTTCTTCACTTTCGTTTAATGTTTTACCTGTTCTATACCCCTTTGTAACATTTTCTCCCAGATATGCATACACATTTTTTATTGATGCTACAGGTAATAAATGCTCCATTGAACGCCATTTTTCCCATGTTTGTATGGCCAACAATAAATCTAGCTTTACAGAATTTTTAGTTTTGTGTGCATAATACCAACCTTGTAATCTACATAAATCTTTTATCTCGTCTAAAAAATAATTTGCGCTTGACAATACTAACCACTCACCTTGTGACATGTCTACCTGTGTAACGTCAGAGTATCTTGTAAGGTCACCTTGTTCTTGTCTCGGCATATATTCTTTGTCGTATCTGTTTGTAACTTTTCTAATTATATCTTGTGATAGTTCGTGTATCGGTCCACCAGGTATTCTGTAAGATTGATTTAATGTATCTATGTGATCTACTTCATCTTTAAGAGCGATAAAAGTATCAACGTCAGCGCCAGCCCATCTAAATATAGCTTGATCATCGTCCCCTGCAATGTAGGTCTTGTTTGCTTTCTTCCAAAGAGTCCGGACCATTCTCCATTGCAAAGGTGAGAGGTCCTGTGCTTCGTCAATAAATAATACGTCAAAAGACGGTGAAACATCTTGGTCAATAAATTGTTCCAACATGTCATCATAATCATACAATCCTTTTTCTGTTTTATACTTCTTAAGTTCTTGATCTAAAAGATATAATAGATCTCGCTCAATGTCCATGTGATGTTCATTTTTGTCATATAAATCTAAGACAGGCATTTCTAAAACTCGTGCTTTGTTAATTAGTCGTAGATATTCATTGTCAGAATTAAACACACCATCCTCATCATTGTACCACGCTGTCTTGATAGGTATGCCACACTTTAAACCAAAGTCTCTGTAGTCTGGAGACTTCATCACACGCTCCTTGTTCATACCTAAAGTTCTAAATGCAAGTGAATGCAGAGTCCTAAAATATGGTATCTCTTTTTGATCTATCATAAACTTTTGTTCTGCTCTGTGTGTTGCCTCCCATGCAGCTTTCTTTGTAAAAGAAAAATACCCAATCTTTTTTATGTCTGTGCCAGCTCGTAAAAAATCTTCTACTAAATTTAATAGTGTTGTAGTTTTACCTGTGCCTGGTGGTCCTAGTATTATTGTTTTCATTAGAAAGGTGACTCTTCATATTTAACTTCTGATATTTCTGGTTCCTCATCGCTTTCTATTTTCATAGATTTAATTTTTATGACATGTGGTGTCTGCTGTTTTATTTTCATACGGACTTCTTTTTCAAAATTACTAAGATTTTTTATTAGACTCGCTGTCTTTTGTCTGTCCAACTCCCAGTTATTTCTTTTTGCCCATCCATAAAAATCATCCATTCTAAAATAACAAAAATTATCTTCGTCAGTCCACGCCATCTTTCTAAGTATGTCTTCTTTTTTTCTACCCTGTGGTCTGTTGACTGTAAAATCTTTTAATAAATTTACTATAAAGTATTTAGGATCTAATGATTGCAACGGCTCACTGTGATCAACACTTGCCATCAACTCTCTTAGATAGAGCTTTCTCCAGTTCTTAGGTGTTACATCTGGTATCACTACATCTATTTGATCTAACACCGCTGTTGCAAATTCT